TGCTTGCTTATTATGTCATCGTCAATACTTGGCTGATGATAATCAAGCAGTGGTCAGCGCATGGTTGGGTATTTGTTCTCAACCATATCAAGACCTCTGGTCTGTTTAAGACCATTAAGGCTTTTGATGAAGCTGCTGATCAGATCGTCCATGGATCTGAGTTATCTTTTGGCATCGCCCGCACTCTTTACAGAGATGTCCAGGCTAACCCCGTTATATACGGTGTCCCTTTGGACTGCGAGCGTGAGATAACTTGTCATCCTATGGCTGCTATGCTTTTCCTCTGCCGTTATCCTAAACGGTTCTCGCCTGTCCAGGCAGATAAGCTGCGTGACGCATCCCTACAGGGTTTTGTCGACACACAGAAGAGGTTGAAGCAGTTGCAGCGCCAGCCACAGTCCCAGTATATATTAAACTGGGTCCGTAGTGAGATTTCCCAAATGCTGGATTGGGATAAACTCATCAGTGAACTCTTGGATGTTTCTCTTAAGGACATCGTGTTCACTCCTGGCGTTAGTTTCGATACGGATGCCACTCTCGTATCGAAATTGCGGTCTATAGCCAAGGAACATGTGGAGTACTTCCATATGCCCTTTGGTATTCCGATGGTGGCTTCTCAAGGTGTAGAGGAGCAACGGTATTGGGGGAAGCTTCAGGATTTTGAAGTCCATGAAGTCCGAATCCTTGCCGTACCGAAGAACTATAAGGCCGCACGGGTGATTGCACCGGAGAATGTTTACCGCCAAGCTCTTGCGAAGCGGTTCTTCATTATCTCGGATCGCTATCTCCCGAGTCTGATTAATCTCCATGATCAGACTCAAAACCAGCATCTCTCCTACCTTGGGTCCCTTGACGGTAGTTTAGCTACCCTTGATTTGCATGCTGCGTCAGATTCAATGACCAGTACTCTTCTGTGGGATCTATTCCCAGCTGAGTTTATGCGAATCATGACCCGCATTCTGCCTACTCATTATCGCTACAAAGACACGATGAGAGTTATGCAGAGTGCAGCAACCATGGGCAACTCCATGACGTTTTGGTTGGAGAGTGTCGTCTTCCTTGGAGTCTCTCTCGCTGCTGTCAAATTCTATAATTTGTTCAGCGGTGAGAGTATTGATACCGTCTCGGTCTACGGAGACGATATCATTGTTCCACAGAAGGCGGCTCCCACAGTAGTTGAATGGCTCGAATCGTTAGGCTTCATCGTTAATCACGAGAAGAGCTTTTTCGATCCAGATCATCACTACCGTGAGAGTTGTGGCGAGGAGTATTTCGGAGGTATTTGTGTTTCCTCCAGATACTTTCCTAGATTTCCATTAGAGGGGCAGCTTGGTGGGAAATTTTCCACTAAAAGCTATAAAGATGGATACCTTGGTACACGTGTTGATACCATGGCATCTCTCTTGGACCTCCAGCATAAGCTATTTAACTTATGCGTACCAGCCTCCCTGCTGGTATCGGAAATCATCCGCGAAGCGGAGCCACGCATGACTACGTCCACGCCTGATCAGGGTCTAGCAGATCTCTGGTCCTACGAGGATTTACCGAAGCTAATTCCTGCGCCAGCTGGCGAGGTTTGCGACGGTAAAGTGAGGAAAATCGTAGTCAAGTCCGTCGGGGAGTACTCTTTGGATCGTGAAGCCCATATTGGGCCTGTCACGTCCTACCCGACTCTCGATCCGGACGACCATGATGGAGAGATGCTGGTTGATCTTTACAACTACGCACATTTTCTCCAGTTCGGACCGAGACCCTGTGACGATCCAGTTTTGGATGGTCTCGGGTGCAC